ACGTTAACTCTAACGGGCGTTATAATTAAGACTATGAAAGTACTATCAGTAAAAAATCCCTGGGCATGGTTAATCTGTGCTAATATCAAACCTATTGAAAACCGTACTTGGAAATGCCCTGAAAAGTATATAGGACAACGTATACTTATTCATTCGAGCGGAATACCAGATAAAGAACCATATAAAATATTTACAGGAGATCAAGCCGAATTAATCTTTGAAGGGGAGGATGTAGATACTATGATCCATGTATTTGATTCATATAAACAAACTTCTCGAATTATCGGTTCGGTTGAAATAGTTGATTGCGTACCCAATCATGAATCTATTTGGGCTCAACATACAGCCATTAAGAAAAAAAAGATTGCTGGCGAAATATTCATGGTTGAAGTCCCTGTTTATAATTGGGTACTTGCAAATCCTATCCTTTTCGATAATCCAATTGAAAACGTAAAAGGAAAACTAAGTTTTTGGGATTATGAATTAAGCGAAGAAGCATATTTGAATACTTTTTCTCATGAATCCATAATTAATTATGTGAATAACAATGAACAATCAACCTAATCTATTTGTAGATCAAAAGCTTTCAGCTAACGATATCATACAATCGTATATCAATGACGTGCTACGGAATAAGCCTCAAACGAAGGTTTTCCCGAATACATACATTGGTAGTTGGGAGTGTGATATCGTTGAACTGACTAAGTCCGGATATTTGTACGAATATGAGGTGAAAATTACCCGGGCGGATTTTAAAGCCGATGCAAAGAAACAACGATCTGGAAACAAAGAAATAGATGGTGTATGGCAGCCTTGCAAACATGTAAAATATGATATCCTTCAATCCGGATCCCGCGTGAATTACTTTTATTATATAGTTCCGAAAGATCTTATTTCAGTCGATGAAGTTCCGGAGTTCGCCGGATTAATTTATATCGATACTTCTTATGTAAATCCATATTTTAAAGTTGTCAAGGTCGCTCCTAAACTTTCAAAGGAAAAAGCTACTGATAGAATAATTTTAAAGCTACTTGAAAGCACATATTATCGTTATCACTCACTAAGGAGAGCATTATGAGAAACATTCGTGAAATAAGAGATTTACCTGTATCTCAACTAACAGATGAAGAAATACTTAAAGCAGCTGTCGATAGATTGCAAACTAAAGCAGCTATGTTGGTTTATGATGATGGAAATAAATGGATATTTCTTTCAAGATGTAAAGAAGGTGGATCCGGATTAATTTCCGGAATGAAAAAAGTTTGTGAGACTGTATTTGGTAAGTTTAAATCATTAAATGACGAAGAGTAAATAACTATAAACAAATAAATTATGGAAGTATTTGGACAATTGATTTCGTTTATAAAAGAAATATTTTCTTGGTGGTTTACCGTCACTCCATGGGAGCAAGCTGTATTTATTCGATTTGGTAAAAACTGTAAGGTTTTGAAAGAGGGGTTCTACTTTAAAATTCCGTTTATTGATCAAATATATGTTCAGCAAATAAGATTAAGAACTGTAGATTTACCCATTCAGACCATTTCTACGTTGGATAATAAAACAATAACAGTCAAATCGGTAATGACGTATTCAATCGTAGATATATTTACTCTTTATAATACAATTTCGCATCCGGAACTAACATTGGCCGGAATTGTAATGAGTGAAATATCCGGGTATATTCGAATAACTAATTCAGATGTCGTAGATACAATCAAAATGGAGCAAAATATTTTGGATAAGTTGATTGAAAAAAATTACGGTCTTGGCGATTTGACGGTGAGAATAACTTCATGGGCGGAGGTAAAGACTTTTAGACTTATCCAGGATCAGAGTTGGATGAGTGAGGGCATGAATATGAATAAGCAAACAAGTAAATAATATGATGTGCAATTGTAAAAACGTTGAATCAGGCAGTTATGCCAATCAAATCGAAGTCAATCGACCTAAACATATGATAGGTCGATGCGAAGGAACCTCATCTCATACAATTTGTATCGACTCCTGCATATTGGAAGAAATTCAGGAGTTATGGAAGATGGGTATTATAACAACGGGGTGCTGTTGTGGACATAATAAATTCCCTGCATTTGTCGGAGTAATCGAAACTGATATTCTAAAAATGAAAGCACTTGGTTACACTGTCCAATTTAATCCATGTAGACCAACTGCTGAAGATACATTTAATTTATAACTATGAAAGAAGAAATTTGCATACATTGCCATAAACCGAAAGTATCGGTCATTGAAACTCCTGAAGGATTTGTTTGTTATCTTTGTTATACAAATAAAAAGGATGCTGCAGAACCAAAGAAAGGAAAAAGAAAAATAGGTCATGAAGAAGCGGATATCCAATCAGAGTTTTTTAAAGTTGTTCCGACGTTCTTCCCGAAATTACCAGATAAGTTACTTTTTTCCGTTCCGAATGGTGGATCCAGGAATCCGATTGAAGCTAAGAATCTTAAAAGGCAAGGATTGAAGCCAGGAGTTCCCGACGTAATCCTTCTTATACCTAAAAAAGGATTTGCAAGCCTTCTAATGGAGTTTAAAACTCAACAAGGCAATCAATCGGATGAACAACTATTATTTCAACAACAGGCAGAGAGTTGTGGTAGTAAGTATGTAATTGTTCGGAGCGTTGGAAATGCGATTGACGAGATGAAAGAGTATTTAAAATAGGTGAAACCGTCAGAAATGGCGGTTTTTTTTGTTTTATATAGCTTATTGAAAGATTTAACTAAGATTTAACACAAATAATTTGGTTTATATAGTCAAATATGACTATCTTTGTATCATCAAAAAGAAATTAAACGTCTAACAATTAAAAAATAAACATTATGAAAACTTCAATCGAAACATTATTGAATTCTTACGTATCTGATAACAAAAAGTCAATTATTGAAAATGGTGGTAATGCTGCTGAGTATATTTTAGCTGACACAGAAGCACAGGACCAGGGATGGTTATGGTTCTTATCTGACGAAGAAATAACCGATTTTGAAGAAAATAAAGATGCAAGAAAACGTTACATTCAAGAAATTAGAGACTTTGTAAATTCAAATTTCAATTATAAACTTAAAAGTGATGATTTAATGATAATTCGTAATACAATGTCAGACGAATTACTATTAGTAAGAGAAGGATGGTTTGAAACAAAAAAATTATGCGAAACTTATGATAATAACGGTCAACAAGTAGGTTGCTATAATGCAGGTTGCTATGCTTTTGAAAATTCATCATGCGATATTCACTTAGATTTTTATATCGCTTTATCCGGTAATTTTGGAATTGGATCTTTGATGGATGACAATGATTTAACAAGTCGTGATTTAGTGGAATTGTTGTCAGATAATGAAGATTCCGGTATATTCCCTGAATTTGGGAAAATGGTTGAATTCTTTGAAAACTGGAAAGAAGAAAACGAAACTCATACAGAAATTTCAGAGACCTACAATTATTGGAATGGGAACAATCATCAGACCGTTACATTAGATACTGATTACCCAACCGATTTGGAAAGAATTGATTCAGAATTAGAAGATGAAATACTTGAAGATTATGAAAATTGCAGTTCTGAAAGCGAATCAAACGGTTTCATATATTATAAAGGCGAAAAATACGGATTTGTAAAATCAGCTTGGGCAACAAGTTGGGAAATTGCAACCGTAAGTGAACGTGATGAAGAAAATTAAGCCAAAAAAAGGGAACCGATTTACACCGGTTCCCTTACAATTTTGAAGATTCAGACGAAATAATTAAAAAGCGTCTAACAATTAAATTTATTTCAATTCCAAACGGTTCAATTAGAGCGACAAATATAAATAATTATTTTATGAAAACAATAGATTTAATAAATAAATTACAAGAAATTGATTCACCGGATACTTTTATCAGCGTTTCGGCTGAATTAGATAAGGAAGGATACAGGATTATTTATGATACAAAACTTGAAAAATACTTTGTTGCCAGGGACCTACGTAAAGAAATCAAAGAGGCAATTTATAAAGAAAAGTTATCTATTCGCGAAGTAGCCATTTTTTTAGGATATGATAATAATAGTTTAACAAAGTATCTAAATGGTCATAGACCAATACCGGATAAGTATTTAGAGAGATTGTTAGCGTTATTGAATTTATAAATACAGAAAAGCCTCGTTTCACAACGGGGCTTTTCTTACAATTAAACCTAATACTATGAAAAAATCACATTATGAATTCAACTAACCACCTTAATATATATCAAATACTTTCAATTTCTGCCCTTAAATCCTTTAGCAGCGATTTAATTTTATCTAAAACCCCGAATAAATTCCATTGAGGGCCAAATGAGTTGATTAATTCCTCTAATTCAGCTATAAGATTAAGTGCTTTCATGGTGTTACTTTTTAAATAACCCCTTTATTTTATCCCAAATAACTACTAAAGGGAATTTCTTCAATAAAAACGTTCCAGCACCAACTCCCCCGGCTACTATTATCGCAATCCACCACCAACTCGAAGTTCGTGATTTTGTAGTTAAGACCTTTTGATCTACTATTGCTTTAACCTCTGCTGAACTGTCTACTTTTACATCTAACCCCTTTTTTACAGCTACTTTAATATCGTTTACAATACCGGAATTGACATTTATTTTCTCTGTATTATTTACTTTATTATCCGAAACCGTTTTATTTGTAAAATCTAACTCAGAAACTAACGGATGTTTGCCCGTACTTGGATCAATGGGTAATGTTGGATCGTAGGTTTTCAGCGTGCCTGTTATATTTCCAGATTGTGAACTTACCTGATCAAATGTTTTTACAATCTCCTTTTCTTTGTTTGTTTTCGATTTATCGGTCAAAGATGAATCAGTAGATTGTTTTATATCCTTTGAAAGACTCGCTTTGCTATCCACGGACGTTTTTAAGGACGTTTGATTAGTTTTCTTAAGACTTGAACAACTAATAATAAATAATAGCGTAAATAGGATGTAAATTAGCTTTTTCATAATTATATAATTTATAGATGAAATTGTATATAATATTTGAATTAAATTGTGTTTAGTTTTCAAAGACTCTTGTTGACCAACCTTTGTAATATTTCCACTGAGAGGGTTTATTTTTGCAGATTTTATAGTACTTTAAAAGTCGGCTGTACTTGTAAAGAATTATAAATTGTTTTTCTGTCATAACAGGTCTGTTATTTAGCCTTGCAATTGAATCCTGAAGTACAAGTACTTTAAGCCTAAGAACGCTTTCATTTACTTGTTTAGTGACATCCATTTGCGAAAAACAAAATACCGGTATAAAAACCAGTAATAAGAGTATTTTTTTCATGCTAATAAATTTAATTTGGTTACTAAATTAATATCTACAATTCCATTTTGAGCTAACCCTACGATTTCCTGTGCTTTCCTTACTCCCGGTTTAATACCCTCGAGAACTGCAGTATCAACTAAGATCGAAGCAATAGATTCGGACTTTATGCCATCACCGCCTATTTTATCCCAAAAATTGAGTTTGTAAAAACCAATGATCAGTTCATTCAAAGTTGGATTTAATTTCAAGTTTTTTGGAAAATTCTTTGAATCTTTTTTACAGATATCTATAATTACCCATCCTGACCATTTAGGCCAAAATTTACGTGCAATACCTTTGTAAGTTTCACCTCCGTTATCGTCCTTATCATTGACGTACCCGCCCTCGATAAGAAGTACTTTTGCAATTGCTTTTCTATAGTCTGCCATAATTTTATTTATCAAATTTTATTTATCAAATGGTGTAACAGTCTCTTTTTTTATTCCTATCATATCTTTAATCTTAGTCACTACCTCCGTGCTAACAATCATGTATAAAAATGAAATTGTAGCGTTATTCGGCCAAGTATCATGAGCATTTCGCAATATATTAATAAGATAACCGGTTACGACAATGTAAGTAGTCCATTTTACACACAACCTACCGGATGCAAGGTCACCCATTCGGGTTGTCGTTTCATTTACAATAAAAATAAACAGGATAAAAAGTGTGATGTGTAAGAATGCTTCCCAGAATTTTTTCATGTTGAATTTTGCTTTGTTTACATGAAAATCTGCTATTACTCCCATTGCTATGTTAGTAGCAAAAGCAATGTTTAAGACAATTATTGTATCCCGTAGTGGGCTGAATGCCCCTATTACTCCTGTTATTGCAAACAGAATGAATGGCTTCATGTAATTGTAAAATGCTTCTAACATAATAATTCATTTATCCTCTCTCGAGGTAGTTTAATTCTATTTTTTAATCCATCGGTCTAAAATACCTAATCCTATCAAACCCGCTGAAACGTAAAGCAATTCATCAATTAAATTATGTGCCCAGATAGCAATAAATACAATCGCACAAATAAACCCTATTGAACCAAAAAATCTTTTTGAAGATGTCGGGCTTTCTGCAGAGAATACATTTTTTATAAATTGTATCATGGTTTTATTTTACATTATTTGATAATTAAATTCACTATCCTCAACTGATTCTAAACTGATTCCTATACTTGAAATTTTAGTTCTATAATAATTTTTAGGAGGTATCACTCCATATTCCAAGTTCAGTCCTATAGAGTAAATTTTACTCCTTACACGACTTACGGGAGGTATAATTCCAGTATCTAAAGCAATTCCGATTGAGTTTATTCGTATCATAATTATTGATCGTAATCCGCATTAAAATGGGCATTCAATTCGACACGCATAAATTTAAGTACAGGAATCTTATAATAGTAATTCGCAGTATCATTAGCAAGTGTAACAAATTCCTGGTCTGCATTAGTAACTGCCCAATTATCATAGTAAGAAATCTTGTCATTCTCTACTTCACTGAATAAAACAGGCTTATCAATATTTACCCCTACTTTATGAAACAGCATTTGCACATCTCCAAAAAAAGGTGCACTGTACCTTGGAAAATCAAGTGATGGAGTATCCATATTATCATACGGAAGAATTTCTATACTTTCAAGTGGAGTTGCTAAAACTTTTTTTACATTAGTTCCTGAATCTCCATTGAGTAATGTAAAATTTAAAACGGATGTACCTGTCTTAAAAAAATAATCAGGTAGATACTGAGTACCATTAAAAACAACAGCCGAATAAATATCTCGATTCAAATTACAAACTTTGTAAATTGTATTAGGCTCTAAAATGTCTGTAGGAAGTAAAGAAAGTGGATTCATTAGATTTTGATGTTTCCCAAAATAATATCCAAAAGCACTACCATCATCACTATTTACATTACTACCATTATACTTAACTCCATTCGGAATGTTAACGGTATTAGAAGTACAACGATTCCATACCTGATTAGATGTAGTATCAAATTCAATAGATTTAACTCCACTAACCATTTTACGCATTAATAGAAGCCCTTGCTCTGAAGATTCTGTACCATCTGCATTCACATTAATTGCTTCGCTTAAATCATTAATTAAATCTATTTTTGCAGCAGGTTTAAAACAACCTACGTAACCTCCTAAATCGGAAGCGTAAAGTGCTTCATTATTTGATTGTGGATTCAGTGAATAATCTGATACAGTGCCATCTGTATTGTACGCATTAAATATATTTGCAGATGTTCCTCCATTTCTTTGTTCTTTTACAATTCGACATGTTTCATTTCCAAAACTATCTTTTGCAAACAATAATATTGAATCAGCAACAGACATTCCAGCAGAAACATAAGCATTACGAACTAATTGAATATTTGCTTTTGAGTCATTAGTCCATACGGGTTGAGTAATAGGTACCGATAGGTATTTAAAAATACAGGTTGATGGGAAAACCATGTAAGTATTATAACCATAAAGTGATATTCCTAGAAAATTAAACTCAACTATTTGAATACTATTTTTTGCTGTACACCATGATATTTCATTTCCCAAAAATGTAGACTGATAAAGATAATGATCTCTTCTACCATCATTAGAACTACCATGCACTATATGGTTAATAAATAAATAGCTAAAATCATTTAGGCCCCCTATATTATAATTATTAATTATTGAATGAAACCAAGATCTACTATTGTTTATTCCACTAACGCTGTCAACAGTCATATTAAAACAAGATAGTCCTTCATGGATAATAGGATTATAATTTAAAAATAGTAATTGCTGATTTATCTCATCACCTATTAAATTTTTATCACCTAAATTAAAATATTCATTTATAACCCCTCTAAAAACGATATTACTAATACCACTTTTTTGTACAGCTTTAAACATACTTTTAAATGGATATTCACGAGTTCCATCACCTGAAAAATCATCTCCCACATACGTATGCACAAAAACTGTATTAGCATTTGTTATAGCTCT